GTTTTGCTTGTTCCTATTTGATCATAAACATTAACAGTATAATCATCGTCTGGTCTAAATGAGTATATACCAGATGGAGATAAATCTGTAGGAATTCCTGTCGCCGTAAAGGAAGTATTCTTAGATAAAGTAAGAGATTCTGGACCATAATTTGCAACAGCAGTTATTTCAAGATCAACTACTGCTCTTGCACTATGCTGAGAATTCGGCAAATACCCCATTGACTTTGCAATCGACACAACAGAAGATCTCTTCAGTGCACTATCAAGAAACATTTCATTCGCAAGAAGGTGCGCAAGTGTAGCATTGTAATGCGTATTATACGCAAGAACATCGAGAAGAACTGACATAGCAGATCCCTCGAAATTATAGTCTGAAAATTGATCCTGAGAAGCAAGATATTCTTTCAGGTTTTGCTTGATTCCCATAAAATCAAGTTCTGTTACTCTAAGTTCTGCCATTTAGCGAGCTCTCTTTAAGAATGTTGAATAGGTAATTGGACCAGGAGTACCAACTACATAGAATCTGATGTTTATATCATACTGATTAAGGTCGAAATTTGGTGACACTTCAACCATTTGAAGATTGCATCTAGGTTCAAACTGTTTGATTAGAAGTGTTATTTGCGATTCTAACATATTCGCAGTGATAAGATCCATAGGTTCAAACAACATCTTATAAATCGGAGAACCAAGAATATAGTTAAACGGTCTTTCTCCGTTGGAAGTTAACAACAATATTCTAAGCGATTGCTTTACTGAATTGATGTCAAACTTCATCCCCACATCACCCGTTCCAGGATGCGGAGTAAAGGAAAGATCTAAATCTTTGTATATTCTGACTGTCTTCATAATACTTATTTATATGCCTTTTTAGTATTTTTTGAAAGTTCCAGGTGCCGAAACACGTTTATGATTATACATGGTAAAGTGCAGATATCTGTTGCCTTTTTCTTTAAACGAGATATGAATCCAATGTCCGCCAGATGGTAGATACTCAAGAAGAAGTTGGTCATATGGAACGTTCTTGACAATCCACGGGACGATTACATCGTGGTATTGACCCTTTGTCATTCCATTGAATTTCATATCCACTGCCTGCCCGAGCATGTGCTGCGAGGTCGTAGAACCACCAGATGGAATATAATCTCTAAATCCTGACGTGAAATACATTCCAGGGAACTTAGTTTTGATTGGATCCAAGCAGTTTACTGCCAAGCAGCGCATGTTTGCAATCATGTCTGCTTTACTGAATCCACCATAATTTCGTAGTTTACCCTTTACCATAACGTCTTTCAGAGTAAACTTATCAGAGATTTTCATTCCATAGTTAATACCATTTGAGATGTTAATATCTGGAAGTTTTACTCCAGACTTGGTTACATTACATGCAGTAGGTGCAACCCTTCCACTTACTAAATTACTAGATCCTTCTTCTCCTGGAGTCGCACTATCTTCAATACCAGCAGCGTTTCTATCTGCAATGCCATCTTCGCCATCATAATCCATACCCTTTGCTTCTTCTGGAGAAACACCACCATTACCACCAACAAATTCTGGTTCGCTCGGATTCATCGGTGACACTGGATCTGCGACAATAGTAATATCAGGAGGAGTCCCATCTGATGCTGTTACTGCTGAACCTGCGCTTCCAGGATTTACTGTGATGATTGCACCATCAACATTGGTAGCACCACCACCCTTGACGTTCATAGTAGAACCTGCTTGGATATTTGTCTTACCAGATGCCTTGATGTTTGTCTCTGCGCCAAAGACGTTCGCCTTCGCGTCAGACTTAATGTTAATATCAGAGGACGCATCGATATTGATTTTACCATTTGAGAGGATGTCAACGCTTGTTGCAGAACCAAGTCTATATGATTTAGAAGTTGCTGAATCAATATCACCGCTCACATCCATAGAATAATCGCCATCGACGCGAGTGGCGAAAGTTCCTTTGACCGCAAGGTTCATGTTGCCACCGACTTTCCAGTCGACGTTTCCGTGTGTGTCAATATTTGTATTACCCCCAACTGTAAGATTACAGTTGTTTGCTACGTAAATATTACAACTACCACCAACGTGAACATTTGCCTTACCCTCGATGGTAATAACACCATTGCGATCGATAACTGTATAACCGTCACCGATAATTTTATTTACCTGTGAACCATCTGGGCGCATTTCTAGGAATGACCCTGATTTGTGGTTTAACGAAACACGTTCTGCATTTGGAGTATCATCGAATTCCATAGTGTGTCCAGATTCACTCTGGTATGTATGGTTGTATGGATACTCAGCAGCAAAGGCAGACTTCGGTTGAGAAACAGATTCTCCTGTTCTACCCGCAATAGGTTTCGACGTGGTTCTCTGCGCATCATGTTGACCATGAATCGTTTGATCCTGTGGTAGTGCTTTAGTTTCTCCTGGATTTTTTCCAACAGCAAGCGCATTAACGTCACCATTACCTGCTTCGAGATATTCCTTCTTGGGATAAACGTTATTTGGATCTTTATATCCAATACGAGGATTGCTATCTCGCAGTCCTTCGTTTGTCGGTTGGTTGGCAACAGTTGGTTTTGCCTGAGCAAGTGTTGCAGGATTTGGTGCAGAGATTGTTGGGGATCCAGGTCTTATTGCCAAGAGTTCGTCAAATAATTTATTTGCAGAAAACCCAACACCAAAGAAGTCGTTGGAGGTTTTCCCATTAGAACTTGTCTTAATCAATCCATTAGCAAACTTAATCGCGGTGTCAATTCCCTGACCATTAGCAACTGACAACATTCCTAAGATAACATCTTTGGGAGAGTCTAATGAAATCGCCTTTGAAGATAGAAGAGATTTAATATTTCTATCGAGCAGAGAAACCATTGCGTTGTTTTGCGCGAATGGATCGTTTAGAAATCCACTTCCACCACCACCAAGATTAGTAATCTGTCCGATGTGAGCATCATCAATAATTTCTGTGATTTCTGTTTCGTGTGTATTAACCAACGAGGTAACTGCAGACACTGCAGTTGTTAGGTTTTCAATAGAAGGTACTATTCTGAATGGATCAAAAGAAACATCAATTGCCTCATTAACCGCAGATGTTTTTGTATCAATCTGTTTGGAAACCAATTCAAATGCACCCTTAGTCGCGGATGGAAGTTTAACTGAATTGGTAATTAATTCGGTCGCAGATTTTACTGCAGACGAAGTAAGTGTTTTTGTTATGGTCTTAACCATTTTATTTGTAGTGCTTAATACTTCATTCGATTTTGTTGGTGTTCCTACTACTGCAAGTTTAGTTGTAAGACCAGACACTTCTTTAGAAAGAGTATTTTTAACTGAAGAAACTGCGGACCCAACAGAACCATTTGCCGCATTAACAACCTTATTTGCAGTTTCTGCAGCGGTGCCTAGTTTTGCAGTCCAAATTTTTGGATCAGCGAGAGCAGCAAAGTTTAGATTATTACCAACGTTACCAATATTCGTTGGAATCGGAAGTCCCAATTTATTAAGAGCATCAAGCGCAAAGTTTTTACCGAGATTTTTACCAATCAATCCACCAAGACCAAACTTCGCTAGAGGATCAGATGCCTGTGCTCTAACCCAAGTTTTCTTTGTCAGTATTGAAATACCAGGAATATTCTTTTTGATATTCTCTAATGTTTTTTCGACAGCATTAGGTGCCACTGCACCAACTGTTTGTAGTGCTTCAAGATTAAACCCGTATGCTCCAACCTTACCGCTGTCTGAAATCGTAGAATGTGCACCACCACCCACATCTTGTGCGATGGATCCCATCAATTGCTTGACTTCTATCTCAGAGAGAACCTTACTTATTTTGGTATTATCTAGAATTTTAGATAAGTCTTGATCGCGCAGAACATCCAACATTAGATAAAATTCCCGTTCTTAGTATAGTTTTCCATAAAGCACTTATATAATGCAGCTTTCTGTTCATGACTCGTTGGACCTTTACCACCTTTCATATCATTACCTGTCAATTTAATCAATCTACCACCAATGTTATCGTCATTTAATTGTGATTTCTTCAGTCCTGCCGTGAAGTAAAATTGAGTTAGAACCTTTGCTGCAACTTCAATAGTATTTACCAGATCAGGATTTGCTACCAATTGATTACCCATACCAATTGCTTTACCCAAGGCGGCATAATTACTCTTGAATGTTAATTGGTTAAATCCTCTTCCGCGATATTTGTATCCATCTTGGTTTTTGTCGGTAGAAACCAAACTGCCCGTATTAGGAATGGTTTTTGCATTACCTCCACGTCCACCGTAAATAGCATTTGCACAAGCGACACTTCCACCAGCAACTATAGCACGTGCAAATGCATCTGGATTTGGATGGTTATATACATTACTAAATTCTTTTTTCAAAACAGATACATTTGTATATCGAGTATCCTCGTTTACAGGAACAAATCCGCATTCAACTCCTGCTATAGCAAGCAATCCTGCAATCGCTTTAGGTGGATACCCTGCGCTTTGCCCTGCCTTGATGATTACTTGCATATTTGCTTTATTACCCCTCGCCATCTGGGATTTTGCTAACGTGGTACAATCACAATTGCTGAGTTTTGCCAATTCAGCAGGATCCACTTTACCACCATCACCTGCGCCTCCACTACCACCAGAGGTAGGTGAGTTCCCAGATCCATCTCCACTACCACCGCCACTACCGTTACTCTCAGGAACAGCGTTAATTGTTCCAACGAATGCAGGTTGTTGCCCTTCTGCACCATCCATAAAGAATCCCCACACCCACGTACCTTCTACTGGACCAGTCGGCGACCAACCAATACCAGAAGTACTGGCACTGTTTGCTGGCATAATTGGCATCGCCCATGGAAGATCATCAGTTGGTAACTGCTCTTTATCATCAGTATGATAACCGAGAATTCGCAGTTTTACTCGACCAATACGCATCGGATCATCACGATCCTCGACACATCCGAAGAACCAATAGAAGTTTGAATCATTATTTGAAAAGAAATTATCTGTCATTACTGCCACCATTTTGAAAAGAAATTATCTGTCATTACCGCCCCTTCCATGGAGCCAGATAAGGAAGCGGGTCAATTTTTTGACCAGCACCATTAAGTCCTTTATGCAACTGAAAGTGTAAGTGGGCAGCTGTAGAGGATCCAGAGTTATTGACACGCCCAATTGGTTGTCCAGCCTTTACCTTATCTCCGACCTTAACCATCAAAGAACCTTCCTTTAAATGTCCATAAAAGGATGTCAGATTTCTGTCTTTATGCTGGATGAGCACACGAACCCCGCCACCCGACTTGTGATCTGATGATTGCCATCCTGCCAAGAGAACTACACCGTCTAAGACAGAATAAACAACTTGTCCATTAATCTCCTTTGCAGGAGAAAGTTGCCTTCCAATATCCATACCCAAATGCGGGTTCGAACCTCCTTTCGGTCGACTAGTGTCACCATAAGCACTGGTAATTCGTCCTATGCCACCAGTTGGGTGAACCCACCCTTGTTTATTTACTGGTCCAGAAGACGCTGGGGTTGCACCGTTTTGTTGTTGTGCTTGTTCACCAGATTGTTCACCAGAATTTTCGGGATCATCCGCAGCAGCAGGAGGAGGAGGATTCGGTGGTGGTGCACGATCAATTTCTTGGAACGCTGTATGGAACGAATCCTTGGCAATTTCCAAAATCATATTGTGCGCGACTGGAGTAATTTTATGGTGAATAGCAGTGATCATCCAAACACCAGAAAGGAACGGATCCCATTGGTTCTTTGGATCTGATTTATCTGCGCCATCTCCAACTTTAGGATATTTGAAATTGATAATCTTACCAACCTCAGCATCCGTTCTTCCAGGAACCGTGATGTGCATTCGCAATCCAGAAATATCTTCAAGAACGCTTTGGCGCATGCCCAACCATAGATCTGGTGAATAGTCTAGTAAATCGTCGTCGCTCGTAGTAAGAACTTTTCTGTGCACGGGACGGAAGAAACGCTTAGACAATGCTGAACGAGTTACGTTCGCAGGATATGTCATATTATCCTTTGCTCCTTCATCAAATGTTGCCTTACCATTTTCAATTCTGTAATTTTCCATATGAACAATATCAGGATATGAATATGAATAATCGTGCGGGGCATTCGTTGCTTGTTTGATCATAATATCAAAAACTGTGGTAGTGCTGGCAAATCTTCCATTGTCTTGTGACTTCAGAATATCAACCTGTTCACTGAAACGAATATCTGATACAGTACTAAATGCTTTGTCTAATCCAGGTTTCACCGTATGTATTGTTTCTTTATCTTCCAACTCGATTGTAGGATCAACAGGTTTCGGTAAATACACATATTCTGCATATACAGAACTGTCATCTAACTGATTCTTGATTAAATTGTCAATAGAAGTGAAGTAAAATCCTGTTTTGGTTTCATAGAATAAGAAACTTGGCGCTTTTTGTTTTGCTCCGATAGATCTCTGCGCAACATAATTGAGACAGCGAAATGGAGACCACATATTTGCTACGAAAGCAATCTTACCTTCATGTGGAGTATCTGCGATAATCATTGGGGTTTCGTCTTTATTATCGATACCGCCGAAACAGCGTTTTTGTTTTAAAAACTCCGTATACAGTTTGTCTGCAATTTCGTCTGTAGTACCCTCATACTTTTTACTGACTTGTGTGATATTATCGCTGACTGCTTCCATAGAACAAAAATATAATGAGTACATTTGCTCACGGTCAGCATTAAGCATTCTATTCTTAATAGAATAAATTGAGAAAGTTTTTTTGATACTGTCGCCGTATCCATCACCAAAGGTTGGAGTTTGTATCCAAATATTCAACAGTTCGTCGCCGACTAGAGGCAACCCAGATATAAGTTCTTTCGAATCTACAACCATCAACACACCTTGTAGTGCGTTTGAGAATATATCCTCATAGATGTTTAGTTCGACGACAAAATTTTTGATGTCAAGAATGTCACCGTTGACACTTTGAATTTCAACAGTCTTAAATGTTACGTCACCAGGATTTGATAATGATTTTGAATTAGAATCTACTGCCATATTATGCTCTAATTATTCGTTGGAATTCCGAAACAAATTTGCCAAGTAAATTCTTAGGGATATACTTAATTTCTCGTTTGTCTTCGTTTAATTCGAATTCATAATCCCAGTTTGAAACTGGTTCATGTTCACCAGATGAAATCTTTGCTCCATCGTAATCAACAATAATTCCCTTTGGTACACCCTGCAATACTAGTTTATCTGTCGTTCTGTAGTGATGCACTGCCTGATAGATATTATTCTCACCATACTTTTCTAGGCAATAAGAATAAAGATCTCTTTCTTTTCTCGGCCATTCTTCGCGAACATCGACGATATTATTGATCAATATTAAAATCCAATGATAATCTTCTCTATCATACATTTTATATGCTAGTAATTCTGGAGTTTCTCCATCTCGAACATAAGTTGTTTCTAAAAATTCTATTTTTTTAATAGGATTTTGTGGTGCGACTCGCAAGAAAATATCCGTGACACCCTTATAGGTACCATCGAACTTTCCTCGTAATACTGGAAATTGTCTAAAATACATTTTAAAATCCTTGATAAACTCTTTGTGCGGTCATAAGTTCTAGTTCTAAAAATTCTAATCGCATAGTAGCATGTGTCGGCATACCTTCTTCGAACGATGTAAATCCAGTGTCGCTACCATAGTCTACTGTCATATTAGTAAGAACACACGTCGAAATTTTACGAACATATGTATTTTCTTTTCCTGCATTATAATAAACGATAGAAAATTCAGATGGATAGTTAAAGAAGTATCCCGAGTCTTTGAGTTCTGGGTGCATATGATATGCGAACTTTTGAATGATTCCCATACCATCTCCCGCCGCCCCAGTTTTACGACTAAAAACTGCCTCTGCTTCTTTTAAACTTCTCGGAGCGAAATTGTATTCAAACATGAATGTTCTATTCGACATTGATCTGAAAAATTGTTCTTTATATGGATTCGGCACACTCTTAGTATTATTTTCTAATACTCTATTGACATCAGTCACATTACCGCCTAAAACTTTTGCAAGTTTACCACCAGAACGTAGTGCCAGTTTCATATTATCTGGACTTAATGGATTCGCCGCACCCAATAAAGATCTATTACCAGATCCGATCGCACCGAGCAGCGTACCCATACTTTCTGCTTCCCACGTTGCTTTATATCCAGAAGACATTTTATTTTCAGGCATCTGAAGAGCAATCGCACCAGCACCTCGATATAGTTCCTGACTTCCGCCTGCCACTGCGTTAGCTACGACACCCGCAACCCCTCCCCCAAAGGTTTTGGCAGCTACACTACCAAGTCTAGAAAGTAAAGATACCCCACCTGCATTTTTACCTCCACCCTTAGCCAACTGTTCAGCGATACCAAGACCAGCGCCAATACCTGCACCCTGAGCAGCCGCCACTTTTGTAGCGAGTTTTGGATCAGTAACATTTTCTGCACTCTTATCAAAAACGGCAGCACCTGCATTTTTAAAGGATTTACCGAGACGCGAATCTTCTCTTACTAGTGGATAGAAGATAATATAATGTGGGGACTGATCTTCCAAATCAAGTGGATACCGTATCGCACCTTGAACTCCAGCAGTGCCATTAACAAATCCCGCTCTTGGATCTTTGTCAGTAAATTCTTCTTTATCTGCCACTTATAAATATCCCTTAGATTGGTTATTTTCTTATATTTATATGGTTTATTCAAGAGATTCCTTAAAAGGTAGATACAATATTCAAAAACCCAATAAGTATATTGGGGATCCGACCAACATCATTTTCCGTTCAAGTTATGAATTGAAGTTTATGAAGTGGTGTGATGCAAATGATAGTGTTTCCGAGTGGGGATCAGAAGAACTTGCGATACCATATAGATCCCCTGTTGATGGAAGAGTCCATAGATACTTCGTCGACTTCTATA